GCTGGCCCGCCGTCCCCCTGGCGGTGAAGCAGGCGGCGCTGATCGCCGCCACGGACCTGTTCAAGCTGAAAGACGCCCCCTATGGCGTGGCCGGGTTCGGCGAGTTCGGCGCTGTCCGCATCCAGGACAATCTGCGCGTCGCGTCGCTGCTCGCCCCGTACCGGCGTTCCCCGGTGCTGATCGCATGACGCAGCCCACGTTCGCGGCCGTCCGGTCGGCGCTCGCCACCTACCTCACCACGGCGACCGGGCTGACGGTCACGCCGAACCGGTTCCAGCAGATCAACCCGCCGATGGGCGTGGTCATGCCCGCCGGCGGCACGTTCATCCGCTACTCCGAAACGTTCGACGGCGAGACCGGTTACACGCTGCGGCTCATCATCGCGGTAGCTGAAGGTGACTCGGTCGGCGGCCAGGACTTGATCGACGCCTACCTGGCGGTCACCGGCACCAGTTCTATCTGGGCAGCGGTCCAGGCCGACCCGACCCTGTCCGGCCAGGTGTCCTTCGCGGCGGTGACCGAGGCGGCCGCGTACGGGCTGATAAACCTCAACGGCGTGGACTACATGTCCGCCCAGCTCATCGTCACCGTGGGGACATAGGAGGCGGTCATTCGCTGGCTGGTCGGGCACCCAGGCCCGCACTTCTCCGTCCACGACCTGTACGAGGGCTGGGTAGAAGCCCTGCGCCACCTGGGCGAGCAGGTGATGCCGTACAACCTCGGCGACAGGCTCACGTTCTACGACGCGGCGTTCATCGAAACCGGGCACCTCGACGAGGGCGGCAACAAGCAGTTCCGCAAGGCTGTCTCCCGTGAGGGGGCGATCCAGCTCGCCGCCAACGGCATCCTGTCAGCCGCGTACAAATGCTGGCCGGACGTGATCCTGCTCGTCTCCGCGTTCTTCACCCCGCCGGACCTGCTCGAGGTGCTCCGCGCCCGCGGCCACAAGATCGTCCTCCTGCACACCGAATCGCCCTACCAGGAGGACGAGCAGCAGTTGCGGGCGCCGTGGGCGTCGGTCAACCTGCTGAACGACCCTGTGAACCTGGAGTCGTACCGGCAGTTCGGCCCGGTCGCGTACATGCCGCACGCCTACCGGGAGTCCGTCCACTTCCCCGGCGGCCCTGGCAAACGGTGGGACCTGACGTTCACCGGCACCGGGTTCCCGTCCCGTATCCAGTTCTTCGAGCAGATGAACCTGGCCGGGCTGGATGTGAAGCTCGCCGGGTTCTGGGCCGACCTGGACGAAGCCTCACCTCTGCGCCGGTATGTGGCCGCGGTGGACGAGTGCATCGACAACGAGGACACCGCTGCCCTGTACCGGCAGGCGCGGACGGGGATCAACCTGTACCGCCGCGAGGCCGAGCAGGCGCACGTGGGTGAGGGCTGGGCGATGGGCCCGCGTGAGGTGGAGATGGCCGCCTGCCAGCTCTGGTTCGCGCGGGACAGCCGCCCGGAGTCGGACCAGTTGTTCCCGATGCTGCCCACATTCACCGAACCGGGCGAGGCGGGGGAACTGCTCCGCTGGGCGCTCGCCCACGACGCGGAGCGGGAGAAAGCCGCCGCGGCGGCACGGGAAGCCATCGCGGACCGCACATTCGAGAACAACGCCAGGAAACTCCTGGCGATGATCGGCGACTAGCAAGGAGCAGCACGTGAGCCGTCGGCATGGCAGGAACGCACAGGTCTACATCGGCGTCACCAACGGTGCGGCCGCGTCGCCGTGCGCGTTCCAGGCGTCCTGGTCGATCAACATGGTCACCGACAAGCAGGACGTGACCGCATTCGGGGACTCGAACAAGACCTACGTCGCCGGCCTGCCCGACAGCAGCGGCGACTTCTCCGGGTTCATGGACGACGCCACCTCCCAGACCTACATCGCCGCCGTGGACGGCCTGGCGCGGAACTTCTACCTGTACCCGGACACCACCAACGACCCGAACGTGTACTGGTTCGGGACGATCCTCCCCGACTTCAGCGCCGACGGTGCGATCGGTGGCCCGGTGAACTTCAAGGCCAGCTGGAACGCGGCCTCGAAGGTGCAGCGTTACACGCCGTTCGGTGGGCTTAACACATAGCCGCAAACTGCTGGTCAGGGTCAGGCGGGGACCGCCCGCAGGATCAGCCCCACCAGGACCCAGATGGCGATGGCGGTGGGCACGATCCACAGCAGCGAGCGGTACCACGGTCTGTGGCGCGGCTGGGCAGCGGACATGGTTCCCCCTTTTCCCGGCGGTTGTTTCCTGCTAGGAGCGTACGCCTATGCCGTCCGTGGACATCCTCGCACGGGAACTGGCCGAACTCGCCCGCGATTTGCGCACCGTGGGTGATGAGGGGCTGGCGGCGGAACTGCGCGACGGCATGAACCGCGCTGTGGCACCGGTGCCGGGTGAGATCCGGGCCCGGCTGCCCGAGTACCTCCCGGACCCGTACGCGGAAGTGCTCGCCGGGGACATGACGATCCGGGTATCGAACCGGGTCCGCGCCGGCGGGCAGACGGTGCGGATCACCGCACCTGAACGCGGGTCGCGGCTCGTGGCGCGGCGCAGGCTGCTCGACCTCAACCGGGGCGTCCTGAAGCATCCGCTGTTCGGGAACCGCCGCCACTGGTACGCCCAGGCAGTCAGGCCGCTGTTCTTCGACGAGCCGATCGAGCAGAACGCGCCACGGATCCGGCAGGAGATCGAGGACGCCCTCGAACGGGTCAAGGACAAGATCTACGCGGGAGTGCATGGCTAAATGGCGAAGATCTGCATCAACGATGAGTGGTTCGACCACGACTTCGACCGCAAGCCCATGTCCGAGGCGCTGGCGCTGGAAGCGGCGACGGGGATGCGGTACGCGGACTGGGAGACCGAGCTCGGCGCCGGGTCGATGAAAGCGATGTGCGGCCTGGTGTGGCTGGTGTGGCGGCGTGCCGGGCGGGCGGTGGACCTGAAGGACATCCTCGCCGGCGAGGTCGAGATCGACCTGCGCCCGCTGCTGGACAGTTTGCAGGCGATCGGCGAGGAAGCCCAGGAGGAGCCGGGCCCTACCACCCGGGGCCGCAGTCGCCCGGCGCGCACACCTACGACCGGAACCGCTACCTAGCGATCTTCGCCCGCGAGTTCGGGATAAGGCCGTGGGAGATCGGCCTGCTCGACGTCGCTGACTTCGAGGCGCTCATCGACTACGCGGAGGAGCACCTGATCAGGGATGGCTGAGCTCCGCTTCGACGTCACCGGCAACACGTCCGGGGCGCAGCGTGCCAACCGGGACCTGGCCGGGAGTGCTGAGGTCGCGGCGCGCGGCGCGCGGCTGCTGGCCGATTCACTGGACAAGGAACGCCGGGCGAAGGCGACGTCGGTGGCGGCGACGCTCGCCCTGGCGAAAGCGGACAAGATCCTCGCCGACGCCGAGGACGAACTGTCGGGCAACGCTGAGGAAGCGGCGCTGGCGCTGCGGATCGAAGCAGCGGAGATGAAACGCGCACGCGAGCAGGCGGACAAGCTCGCGCTGGCGCAGTCCCGTATCAGTTCGGTGACCAGCAAACTGTCCGGCCTGGGGTTCCTGCAGCCGTCGAAACTGTCGCTGCTCCCGGCGCTGATCCCCGCGACGGCGGCGCTGGCGCAGGGCGTGGGCGCGGTCGGTGCGAGTTTCGCCGCCGCCGGTGTGGCGGCGGTGGGGTTCGGTGCCCTCGCGGGGACGGTGCTGACCGAGGCGAGCAAGGACGCGGAGAAGCTTTCGCAGCTGAATCTGCGGCTGAACGCGGCGACCACCGGGGCGCAGCGCAAGGCGATCCGCGAGCAGATCAGCACGCTGGAGTCCACGTGGACGCCCGCGTTCCGCAAGGTCATCAACAACCTGGACACCCTCCAGCAGCATTGGAAGCTGCTCGCGAACCGGGTCGCCGCGCCGGTGGTCGCCACGTGGCTCAGTGCGCTGACGAAGGGCCTGCAGTTCCTCCGGCCCCTGGTGCAGCCGGTCGCTGACGTCTTCCAGGCGTGGGGGCAGTCCCTCAACGCCTATTTCGCGTCAGGGAAAGGCAGCGCCGAGGTCAGTAAGCTGGCGACGGAGTTCGGCCGGTTCGCTGGCCTGCAACTGGGCCAGATCGGCGTGTTCATCAAGAACATCGCCACCGGCGTGTTCAGCCTGGGGAAAGACCTCGCCGGGTCGGGTACGAACTTTTACACCTTCGGCAACGCGCTGAGCACGTGGGGGACGGCGTTCGCCTCGTGGGCGGCGTCGAAGCAGGCCCGCGACGACGTCAGCAAGTTCGTCACCTACCTCCACGACAACGGGCACCTGATCACCGGCATCCTCTCCGACGTGGCGAAAGTTCTCCCGACGGTCTTCGCTGGCGCGTCTGCCGCTGGGACGCTCGAGCTGCAGGTCCTTTCCGGGTTCCTCCACTGGGTCGCGGGGCTGCCACCGGCGTGGCAGAAGCCGCTTCTGGAGGTGGCGGGGGCGCTGCTGCTGCTGTCGAAACTGGGCGTCCTGAAGGTCGGCATCAAGATCGTTGGCGTTGCGGCGAAACTGCTGACAGGTGGGCTGTTCAAACTCAGCGGCGCCAGTGCGGCTGCCGAGATGGAAACCGCGATGCGCGCGGGTGGTGCGGCGGCGGCGGCGGAGATCCGCGCCGCGATGGCCGGCGGGGCGAAACTCAGTTTCGGCGAGGCTGCCGCCGGTGGTGCCGCAGGTGGCGCGGCCAAGGGCGCGGCCAAGGGCGGTTTCCTCGCGGCACTGTCGCGTTTCACTGGGCTGAAGTGGCTTATCCGGGGTGGCATCGCGG